GGTCGGAGATTAAAGCGATTACAACTAAGAAAATTAATAGAGGTGAGTTAAAAAAAATCACAATTCTATCGATTACAAAGTTGACAGAAGAGGAATTTGTAAAAATTGTGTCAAAATGAAAGAAGATTCCATAAAAGAAAAAATAACCGATGGTACCGGGATATCGGTTACGCCTGCCGATACAGTATATTATTTAGAAAACAGTTGTTCTTATATTATTTTAAGATGGCAACCGAAAGAGGATATAACAGCTTATGAATTAAGTATGTGTTTACCTTACATTATCAGGGCGTATTGTGTGGGACGCATTTCATCGAACGAGATCGATAAATCACAACCCTTTTTCCGGCATTTTCAAATAATAGAACACTAATAATCAAAACAATGACAAAAGCAATATATGATTTAGAAAAGCTTGTTTGTGTAAAAACACACGACGAAAAAGAGGAGCATCCCAACCGCGCAGAATTAATTTTTGAGGGAGGTGAAATACTTTGTAAAGATTTTGATGAATATTATAAAGCCTTGGATTTTGAAAGAAAGGTTACTGGTCATTTTAAAAATGTATTAGAAATTGATGGATTAAAAATTAAACGCTTAAATGATAGAAGTTATTAATCAATAAAAATATGAATAAGTATAAACGACAGTTAGAAACCGAAAAAGAATCTATTTGTCAAGGCTTTGGAATTTCAAAACAACTTTGTGAGTACAGTCAAACTGCGCTTAATAACGCATTAGTTAATGTTGTTTTCAATTTGATTTGGAAAGAGCAATGTAACTTCATAAAAGCTAATGGTAAATATCCAAACCAAGTAAAAATTCATCCTATTCATAAGTCAATAATTGAAAGTTCAGCTACTATGGTGTTGGGATTTGTTACTCCAAGTGAAGAAGACAGTGTGAGAATAATGGGAATGAAATTGGTTTATGATTCATCAATTGAACAGGATGCTGTTGTCTGTTCTTATAATATTATATAATATGATAGCAACAATTATATTAACAATTATCAGCACACTATTAGCCCTAACGTGCATCTTCTTATTTCTTTATTTAAGAATTCAGGGTAATTACTCAAAAAAGATGGAAGCCCTTATTGATTTTCAAAGTAAAGGGTATACTTCGATGGAACGGTTAGCAAAAGCGCTTGAAGGTCTCGATGATACTTTACAGCGCATAAAAACGGATGTTATAATTAAATAATATTCACACAAATGGCAACACAAAAACTAAAAGAGAAAATCGAAATTACTATAATTATGGTGATAATGGCAATTATACTTTGGATACCAATATGCACCGTGATTCAAAGATTTAAATGCCCGGCGATGACAGAAACGCAATTGTTTTTACACATACCAAGTTCTTTTATGTGTAATTGGAAAAATTGCAATTAATAAATAATTAAACAATATAAAACTTAATAAAATGGCAACACAAAAAGTAAAAGATGAAAACTGGGTTGATGAAACGGGTAGAAAAATACCAGTTAAATTCATAACCCCATTAGCTCGCGCAAAAGAGCAAACGGCAGGCAAACTGCTGAGAGATGCATTGGTTTTAAATAAGAAATTAACTGATTTTAAAACGGAGGTTAAAAGACTTTGCAACGACGTTACAACGAAGGCTAAAGTTGAACTAAATGTTAACAGCTTGGGACAAGGAAGTTTCACATTTTTCAACTTTGACAGATCGATAAAGATTGAAGTTTCTATTTCTGAAAGGATTGATTTTGACGATCTGACTATTAAAGCCTGTAAGGAAAAGCTTGATGAATTTCTGAGCGAGAACCTGGATTCCAAACAGGACTTCCTGAAAGAAATGGTTACCGATGCATTTTCCACCTCACGCGGTAAACTGGATGCTAAAAAGGTGATGGGTTTAATGAAATACCGTACAAAAATTTCACACCCGCTCTTTCAGCAAGCCTTAGATTTATTGGGTGATTCTATCCGGCACCCGGATTCAAAAACCTACTTCCGTATTTGGGAACGCCAGTCAGATGGTGGATACAAATTGATTGATCTTAACTTTTCATCGCTGTAGTATGAGTTCTGAAACGTGTCCCCACTGCGGATGTCAGGTTTATGATCCTATTATAGGTTTCGTGAAGATTCATAGCACTGAAAACTGTGATGGCGTATTAAGGCAAGGTGCTATAATCCGGCTTGGAAAGCTTCCTTATCGTGCAAGATTCTATTTCCTTAATGATAAGAAAAAGGAGGTTTGGGAAGTAAACGGATCGGGTGAAAATAGCCCAACAACAACTATTGTAACCGGAAAGCCGGTTTTTGTAAAACAGTTAATAAACAAAGATAGTAATTTGAAGTGCGTTTTTTTGAGAGTTGCCCCGGAAAATGAAGTATGGGGAAGAGCGCCTCGACATAATTAAAAGCAAAAAACGAAATGAAAAAGGTATATATAGCAGGTAAAATAACCGGACTTCCTTATGATGAAGTGGTAAAAAAGTTTAATGAAGCTGAAGAGAAGCTACTTGATCAGCGATATATAGTGATCAACCCGGTTAAAATTGTTCCTCCAGGAACGGACTGGGATAAATCAATCCGAATTTGTATAAAAGCGCTGATGAGCTGCGATGCCATTGCTCTCCTACCTGGATTTTCTAATAGCAAGGGTGCGCTGCTTGAATATAACATTGCCAAAGAGCTGGATTTTACAAAGATTTTTTTATGAAAACAGCTATACTAATTATCAGCATCATCACCATCACAACTCTTTTTGCTGTAGTTACGGCAAAAAAGTTTGTGAAGTGGATAAAGAATACTGAAAAGCGAACCGAGGAGGAATGGAGATGAAAACGTATTTGTTTACCGGTCAAAAATTTACCGGGGAAGTTGAAATGACATTTAATGATGATGGGCTACTCATTAAGATGGATATGAGTAAAGCAACATTGAACAGTGTGCAGATTGAATTTTTATTAAAACGTATGCCTATTCATATTGATCAGATCAAGGAACGATTTGCCGACTCAAAAAATCTAAAATTTACGCCCGTTGCGGACGTGGAAGTTACTTTTGACATGTTCTGGGATCGTTATGATGAAAAGATACGTAGCTCGAAAAAACGCGCCCTGACGCGCTGGAATAAGCTTACCAAGGCTGATCAGCAACGGGCTTACCAGTTTATTAATACCTATGAGTCCAGCCTGCAAAGCTGGACGCAAAAGAAGTATGCTGAATCATACCTCAATGCTGAGTTGTGGAACAATTCTAAATAAAAAATAATGGCTGAACCTATTAAATACGAAAAAGAAATTAGGGAATTCTATTCTGACATATTCAAAAGTGAGTATCTAAGTGATGAGGAATGGGAAGAGGCGTTAAATGAGGTTTTTAATACACCAGGGTATTCAATAGAAGAAATATCACAACGAATTGAAGTTGGTGTAAAAAACGGATACTCGTTAGGTTTTCAGTTTAATCTTGTTAAGCTGTTATTAGGTGATGATGAGAAAAAAAAATGAATAAATGAGATACATAGTATTAGGCGCTGTTGGTTACAAAAACGATAATAAACAGATTATACAAGAGTTGATTGAAATACAAGACAAAGAGCTGAATAGCGCTAAAGAACTGTTAGATTATAAAAAGCGACTGAAAAAGGAAACGGGATATAACAAGATTTTTCTAACTTATAAACGTAAATAAATGGCATACACGCGGGTTAATCTTTTAGAACGAATTGTTGAAATACAAAATCTGACGCTGGAGCACAAGAAAACCGGCGCTTCACAGAAGTGGATTTTTGATAATTTTATTCAAAAACAATATAGGATTAGCCGCTCTACGTATAATAGTTATCTTGCTATAAACGCAAAAGCGCAGTTAAAAAAAATTAAACAGCAGTATTAAAAGATTTACTATTTTTGAAAGGTATTAAATTGACCAAAACATTATAACAATACAAAATAAATTTATGAAAACAAGATTATTAATTATTTTATTTTTCATCACCACCATCGGTGGTTTTGCCCAGATAACAGTTAAAACCGCCGCTGCACCTGTTATTAAACATGTTTATGATAGTACTGTAAATGTTAATCTTGAAGACTTGCAAGGTATGAAGGGGCAAACAATATTTTTCCCTCCAACTTCTTCCGGAAAAGAGGTTACTTTCGACAAAAGTTTTGTGTGGACGGTAATTTATAGCGATTATAACCATAGTGGTATAAATACAAATAAGTGTGTTTTGAATAAATATTTTATAATAGATGATGTTTTACCGCATAATTATGATTTAACTCCTAAAAATGACACGGTATTTTTTAAGTTGGTGAATAAGGATAATGATTCCATTATTTATTACAAAATGGGTAAAGAAGATGATGGTTATCATTATTATCATGAATTACCATTTATAACTCAGGGTTATTATGAAAAATTAAAAAGTAAAATAGGTGAGAAGTATCATAAAGATTCACACTATTCCGATAAAAAAGTTTACGAAATTAATACGGGAGAGGAGATACTACTTAAGGAAAACGAAATATATACAATATCTGATGTTATTGTAACCAATACTGGTGAGAAGTTTTTAAAGCCGGCGTTTGTTTTAAAGACCAGTTCCGGAAAGGAATTTATACGATCTGATTTTAATTGGTTTAAAAAGGTTAAATAAAAAAAGCCACCTACTGGGTGGCTTTTTTTATTTCCGCTATCTGCACTACTGGCTTTGTTGTCGTGTTTTCTACCGGCATCGCCGAGGTGTCAGTAACCGTGCAGTTGTAAACAATCCTGTATTCGCGTATGCCATCATCCCGCTTCACACGTCCCGTAGATATCCTGGTTAAAAGCCCGTATTGTTGTCCTGGGCTCCATCCATGCAAAACCTTGTGAATATTCTCTATAATCCGCCATATGGATACGGCTGCCGTTTTCTGTGCTGCCGGAGCTCGCAGGCTGGTATTGGTAAGCTTCAGGTCGGCCACTCTTATGCTGATATTCATTAGCCCGTCCTGTACAAGTTTGCCCTGGTTCTTCCATGAGATGTTCTCAATATCCACCAGCACTCCTGGGAATTTTATCGGAGGATTGGGACTATAATAATCTAATTGCCCCCAATCTTCGTCTATGTATTTTATGGCAGTTTCCTTTGCTGCAAGGCGGGTAATTATCGCCGTTAAAATGTCATTTATCATCTTTTTAAATGTTGTTTAATTTGTGTTGAAACCTCTTTCATGTTAGCATCAGCCACCCGCTTTACAGCATCGTCAACCTGTGGATGCGGCCCGATAAACCGGCGTGGCCTTATGGTAAGTTTGTCGCCAACTTTTTTTAATGCCAGGGCTTTCCAGTAGGCGGCTTCTGTGTTTAATCTCCTATTCCGGGCGGTATTATTTGCCGATCGGGTTTTTATACTATATGTCATTCCCCCGGCAAGGCTGTAATACATCGCCCAGAAGTATTTTTTCATTTTAGCGGTAATGGTTATGTCTCCGCCTTCGTTCTGAATTTTAGCATATGCCATAGCGTTTGTAAAATTTATACCACTACTCTGCACCTGCGCTTTATTTCCGCGACGTAATGCCGCTGATCGCATCATCAGGCTACCGCGTTTATTAGGTATTATGGTTTCCGGCCACGGCTGATCAAAGAATGCTTTACGTTCAAAGTTGCGGTCAAACTCATCAAAAAGCTCTACTTTTAAATCATTCAAAAAAAATTTAAAAAAATTTTGTGCCATTTGTCGAAATTGATTAAAAGCGTTGTATCTTTGTAGTCCAAAGAATGACCTTTCAAGTTATCGTAAGCGAAAGCACACTACGAAGGCGACAGAAGGGTCATTTTTTCATTTAAACCTCATATAATACAGAAAAACACCATCTGGATTAACCTTACATTTTAATTCTATTGTTGCCCCATCGTTTTCATATTCATAAACCTTAACCGTTGACGCTTTTACATGTTTAGGCTTTTCATCGTGAATATATTTTGCATTTTTAATTAGTTGATGGGCTTTTTTTGATAATTCGAGTTTTTCAATATACCGCTTATCCTCTTTGTGCTTACCAATTATTTCATTATAGAATGTTTTATTAACAATTACCGGTTCATTAATATCTGTCCTTTGAACCTCAAACCTTTTAGCTTCAAATTTTCCAACCTTCTTAGTGGGTAAGTTGTTTTTATACCATTTTACTAAGTCCTGAGCGGCTTCGGTTTTTTCAATGCTACTTTTTTTAAGTCCATCAATAATGTTTTTTACCCGTTCACTTACTTGCCGGTAAGGATGTTTTGGAGGGAATATAACTCTTTGTTTGCCCGGATTAAAGCGGAATATCTCAGCGATATTATTACCATTTTTATCAAGCTGGGTGGTGGCAAGTTCTCCCTTTTGCTGTGCGTCGGCACTGTTACTTACCGGGTATTTTCCTTTACGAACCAATACAACAAAACATCGGCATCGCCATCCGTTCAATGGGTAATATTTATCCCAAAACGGATTATCAAAAGGCAGGGTAATAAATGCCAATACGCGGTGAGAATTTCTTACCTTATTATCTCCTGCCGTACGGTACTGCAGATCATACCTGTCGCTTTCTTTTTCAAAATCGCTCCAGTGGGCGGCCATCTGTGCAGACTGGGTGGCAAACTGGTATTCTGCCTCCAGGTATTGTTCGTTATAGGTTTTATGGATTGCCTGTACTTCACGTGTAAACTGCGCCAGAGGCTTTATTTTACCGTCTTCTGTGGTGAGTAATCCGGAGGCTTCTTTTAGCTCCGCATGCGTTTTACAGCCTGAAAACAGGAACACATCATTCCGCAGTTTATCCAGCATCTCTGCTGGCGGCTCGTTATCGGTAACGCCTTCACTAACACCCTTATTTAAAACGCGGCTGGTCTCGTCTATAAGTTTTCGTAAGGGTTTATCTTGAAGCATTTCCGGCTCATACTTACCCTTACTGTGCAGGTATTGTATAGCCTTGTCGAAAGTTTTTTTATTAAAACCAATGTTATTACCCGACGCGCTTGCCGAAAGGTTGTGGTACCCTATATTATAGAGCCCCGCTAATTGGGCATGAAGTTTAACGGAGCTTACTGAAAATTTGGGTTTGTAGTTTTCTGTTTAAGTCCCGTAACTTCAATGCCGAATTTTTGTTTAATCCATTCCGGGTCCACGTCCATATATGGTAAAAATCCTATGGTGCGGGTATATAACTCTCCGGTGTCCTCCTGTGGCTCGTGTTCGTAGTGTAATCCATCAGGTATTAATCCAATGCGGAATAACGCCGGGAGCACACGTTCGTTCATATACGTCGCCTCCGTCCGCTTATCAGCTTCAGCAATGGCGGTGAGCATACTCACTGAAACCTTTTCCTTACTTTCGTTGCCATTCTTTGTATCCTGTCCTATAACCGCGCCACTAAATAACAAAGACATTTCATTATTACACAACCTTATCAGGTTGTTGTAAACGTCGCCGTTGGTGTCGGCTCCTTTGGCAAAATCAAACTCTTCCGTTTCATCAATCACAAACCAGGCAGCGGCTCCCATATCGCGCATCATGCTTTCGGCACGTGTAAGCATAGCGGCGTCCTGAGTGTTTGTTTTTAATACTCTGGGTGGAATTCCGTAAATTTCACAAAGCTCACTCCAGCAGCTCTGTGCAAAGCGTTTGAAAAGAACGTGAGGAATTGCTTTGTTCAGCAGCCCATAATCTTTGATATTTCCAAATTCGAGCAGCCAGGTACCATATTCTTTAGTATTACGATAATCATCTCCCTTGTCGCTTGTTTCATCATAAAGCAGTATTCCTTTTTCAGGAATAATGTTTGTGCGGGGGATTAATATTACCTTAATGCCACTATCGTCAGTAATCAACTCAACAACTGTTGGGCCGTAAAACTTACTATCAATCATGTGCCCTCTTAGTTCATTAAAAAAAGATGCACTTTTTAGGATATCTGTACTTGCCTGGTCAATTTCTCCGGAGTCAGTTTTGAGCACAAAGGGGGCTGACTGTGTAATTAGTTTGCGGTTTTCAATCTGCGATGTAAGCAATGCGTCCTGTATAATATCATTATACAGATACTGAAGTTTAACCCGCTTAGGATTATCTGCGCTACCGGCTTGCCTTAATGCCGCCTGTCGGGTTGCGATATCCTGACGTGCGATACTGATACTTTTAGGCGCTATTTTTGCCGCATAGCCATCCTTACGCTTTATAGTGCTTTGCTGTGCGTTAGTTGTAGTTTTAATGGCTGGTTTCTTTTTCTTGCTCATTTCTGCACTTTAATTTTAATAATCATGGTTAAACTTTTCGCGACTGCCAAAACGAAAGGGTTTTCCGCTATCATCTGTCTCCGCTGTGGCTGCCAGTACCGGAAGGCTTGGTGATATAGCGGGAGCATTGTGGTATTTGCCGGTTCCTGAAACTTTTTCAAGCCAGTCTATAGCTCTATCGTACCTTTTCTGAACCTTTTCCTCAATAATATCCACATTACTAAGCCTGCATACGTAATATACAGCCATGCTTTTACATAACTCCAGCACCAGTGCGTTCCTGTTTGTGCCCTCTGAACCAAAGATGGCAGCGACATCGTACCGCGGTCTCCCGTCGCGCCAGCGGCTTTGACCGCTTGGACTAAGGTAACTCTTCATTTCTTCCACGGCTGCATCTATGCTCATTTGAACGATGTCGTTGTCAGTTTCGGTTATTTCGTCAAGCTGATAGCCATAAATGGCGCTCTTAAGTTCTTCCGGTGTAATAAACATGGTTTATCTATTTTGTTATGAAATAGGCGGTCTTTTCAATATCTTGCATCGTTATTCCTTTTTTAAAAAACCGCGTTTTAACAAGGAATTTCAATCTTTTTTTTGTAGCCAACATTGGCCTTCCGGCATAGATAAACACTATGTATTTTCTATCCTCGGACTTTGATAGCCTTACGGCTTTTTTTACTTTTTGCTCCAGGCGATACTCTAATATTTTTTTAAGTATCGGTGTAATGATGCGTTGCACTACTTTTTTCATATTAAAAATGTCTGTTTTCGCGTCTGCCTAATAAATATTTTGATGTTGATGATCTTGTGCGTTTACTTAGCATCCACACAGCTCCCTCTACAGCATCTGGAGCATCGTCGTGGCTTTTGCTACCTTTTTCAAACATGAGTAATTGTTCTACCAGTACTTTTACCCCGGCAGAATCCTTTTCTTTCTGATTAATAATAAATAATCCACGGTCAAATAATGGCGACATAGCCTCTATCCTGGAGAATTTGTCCGATTTTTTTCGATCATCGCCACGGATAGGTATCTGGTGTCCGGTAATTTTTCCCACGGTTTTAAACTCATCCAGTAATAAATCCTGTAGAAAATTTGCTTCCATATAATAAAGTACCGGAACCCTCCCATCAACCCAGTTCATTATATCATAATGCCAGGCCACCATTTCCGTTACAGAGGTTTGATCGGCATAAGCCTTTAGCAGATGAAATATGCCTTCCGGGGTTTTACCCAACAACATGGTTGCTTTATAATCCGCCGTGGTGGAATTTTTAAAACTGGGGTCGGTGTAACAAATTAAGGTATGGTACAGCTTCAGGTCGAGTATTTGTCCGTAACGGATATGTTTTTGTTTGAATACAGTTCCTTCATTGATTGGGTTATTCATGTATTCTTTCTGAAATCTCCGTTCGCCAACAAATTCACGTACTTTCTTTATTTCCTCCTGGCTGTAATTTTCTATCCAGCTCGGAAGCCCTTTTTTATCCAGTGCGTTTACGATAGTATGGTGAACTCCTGGACGCTCAGCATAGCGGCTTAATATACTATCCTTTCCAATCCGGTTACCCACCATTACAAACCTTCCTCTACCCATTGCCATCGTTCCGGCAAGGGCGGTGAGCATCCATTCCAGGGCGTCGCCTACGCGGCGCGGGTTGCGAACTAATTCATCATCGTCTATATCGTCAATGATGATGTAATCCGGACGTTTTCCCCTATCCTTTAACCCACGCGGGCTTTGGCTACGGCCTAAGGCCACAAACAGGCAACCGTCGGTAGTGTGGAATTCGCCTTCAGTCCATGATCCGGTTTTTACCTGTTCGCCAAAATCCTTAATAAATGCATGGTTATACTGAAGTTCTGCCTGTAGATCAGATAGCAGCCTTACGGCCATATCTTCACTTTTACTTACCAGCACCATCACTGATATTTTACGTGGCTGTTGTATTTTAAGCCATAGCGGAATAAGTAAACTTAAATGAGTGCTTTTTGCATGTCCTCGCGCCCATTCAAACAAAGCCCTGGTATCGTCGTGCGTCAGCAGGTATTGTGCGGCATCAATATGGAACTTACCACATTTCTTAGTTGCCAGGTGAGGAAAATAGGTTTCAACAAAAAAGGAATAATCTTTCCGTGCGCGATCTATCCTGCTGTTTTTGTCCTGTTCAGATTCGGGAAAAGAAAAATCCTTTGAACCAATCCACTGAACGCGGTCAACCCATCGTTGCCAAAGCTCCTTATTAGTGCGATAGTTTGCCATTTCCTAATCTATATTGAATGTAGCAGTCCTGAAGCCGGGTTATTGTTTTTATAATAATGTCGTTTATTTCGCTGTTGTTGACCCGTTCATGTATAAGGTAGTCCTGAAATGATAGAAAAGTATTAATGTCATCGTCAATAGTATTGCTCGACTTTAATGTTTTGAGTTGTGCCACAGCCTTGGCAAAAGCGTCGGCGCTAAAATCTTCGCCTTTATCAAGCATTGCATTAATCTTTTGCAACGTCTTTTGCATAAGCTCATCAATACTAATCGTGCGTGCTGCACGCTTCTGATCCCATCCGCCCGCAGTTTTCCATTTACCAAGAGTAGGTGCAGTAACCTTAACGCGCGAGCAAATATCTTTTTGTGATATTCCCTGCATAAAAAGCATGTAGGCGTATTCATATTTTTCGGAATCGCGTGGAATGAGATTTTTTACCTTCTTACTCATTTTTTTATTGCAAAATTGTCTCCATCTGCATGATTCTAAAAATTAAAGTCCAACGGTTGGACTAAATAGTCCAACCGTTGGACTATTATTTGCTGGTGAATAGGTGCGGGTTTATGTTTGCACTTTAAAGTTTCACGAAAAAGAAAACAATGCCTCTCTCTTCTTTTGTATTGAATGATGAAACGGTGATAAACTCTTACGGGTTTGTTGTACGTAATGCCGGCGGAAAGTTTGAGCGATTTAATGCTAATCCCGTAATGCTTAATCACCATGATGGAAAAGATGTCCCTGGCAGGTGGCAGAATCTTCGTGTTGAAGGTAGTAAGCTAAATGCAGACCCAGTTTTTGATGAAGATGATCCGGACGCTGTAAAGCTAAAAGGAAAGGTTGAACGCAACTTTATTAAAGGAGCGTCGATCGGGATTATTCCGTTAAACGCCGAGTTGTTGGAAGTGCCAGGTAAAGGATTAGTTCCCTGCCTTACGGAATGGGAATTACTTGAGGCTTCCATCACGCCTGTTCCATCCAACACGGGATGTATGAAGTTCTACAGTAAAGATGGTAAGTTGTTATCTGATTCTGAAATAAAGATGAGTATTAACGAGCTTGTTAAACCACAAAAAAACATGGACAAAATCATTTTAACCGCCGAAGCTGCAAAGGTGTTGGGATTACCGAAAGAATCAGGGATGACCGAATTAAACGCAGCAATTATGGAGCTTTCTGCAAAAAACGCTCAACTGAAAATTGACAAAGAAAAGGCCGAAATCGACCTAAAAAACATTCACACCTTAAAGGCAAAGGAATTGCTTGACCTTGCTATAAGCGAAGGTCGCATTACTGCCGAAAAACGCGAAAGTTTTGAAAAGCTTGCTGTAAGTGATTACAAACAAGCTAAAGACTTATTAGACGCAATGCCTAAAAGAAAAACTTTCAGCACGGAAATAAGAAATAAAGACCACACTCCCGCAGATCGTGAGGGTTGGGATTATATGAAATGGCTGAAAGAAGACTCCAAGGGCTTATCGGCTATGGAAACAAACGATCCTAACGGCTTTGCCCAGCTGAAAGCTGATTACAAATCGAAACATAACTAAATTTTAAAAAACCAATGAAAAAGAAATTCAATTTAGGCAACTTTTTGTACAATACGATGGTTGCCCTTATGTTTGTAGCCGTCTCAGGCTTTACTATTATACCTGTAATGGGAGCGTCGCTGTTAGCCGGATCGGTAATGTCGGCAGTAAGTGATACGGGTGTTTTGTTTGCCGGTATACAAAAAGAAATATGGACTGATATACTCATGGAGGGTTTTTACCCTAAAGGTGATTTTCTGTCCTGGAGCCGCGACATGAGCGATTTGGTAGAATATGACACGCTTAATCTTGCTGAAGCCGGAGCTGATCCTGATTTACTTATTGACAACACCGTCTATCCAATCACCGCTGCACCCCGTACCGACGTTCCTAAAACGATAGTGCTTCGTACGCTTGATACGAATAGTACTATTGTACGAAACCTTGAGGCTATGGAGGTTTCTTATAATAAAATGGATTCCGTTGTACGTGGGCACAGAAATGTTTTACAAAAAGGCTCTATTCAACTGGCTGCTCATTTTTGGGCGCCACAGGCTAATGGAACATATACCCCTGTAATTGGCGCCACGGGTGATTTGTATGGTGGAAAACGCCGACTGACCTTTGAGGATATTCTTAAACTTCGTGCGCAAATGGTTAATCTTGATGTTGACATTAACAGCCTTGCCATTATGCTTAATCCACTCCACGAATCTGACCTTCTTTATGAGGACATGAAATTGTATAAAGATGTGATTGCTGCCGGAAAAATCTTTGGACTCACTTATTTTACCAATTCCCAAACTCCGCGCTTTAATGCGGCCACTGGCGCTAAAGTAGCCTTTCAGGCCGTAGCGGCTCCCACCACTGATACTATTTCTTCTTTTATCTGGAGTAAGGATGAGGTGATGAAAGCTGATGGTTCGGTTGATGTGTTTGCTAAATATAAAGACCCGGATCAGAAAGGCGACGTAATTAACTTCCAAAAGCGATTCGTTGCTTTACCTTTTAGAAATAAAGTTCAGGGCGCTATTTATTCTCCGCTTAGTTAAGAAAAATGAAGCCGGTAAAATACCTTGTGATTCATTGTACTGCCACACCTGAAGGTCGTGAGGTGAGTGCTGCCGATATTCGTCGGTGGCATCTCTCCCCGCCCCCACAGGGCAGAGGATGGCATCAGGTAGGTTATACCGATTTGTTTCACCTGAATGGTGGTGTTGAAAGGCTGGTTAAAAATAATGAAGATGCCAATGTTGACCCTTGGGAAATTACCAATGGGGTTACCGGAATCAACAGCGTCAGCCGCCATATTGTATACGCTGGAGGATTGACACGCGATGGTGTAGAGGCAAAAGATACACGAACCGACGAGCAGCGTAAGGCTTTAAAATCTTATGTGCTCGACTTTGTTAAACGCTTTCCAGATGTGAAAGTGGCTGGACACAATCAGTTTGCGCAAAAAGCCTGCCCGTCGTTTAATGTGCCTGTTTGGTTGAAATCAATTGGAGTGCAGTCTAAAAATATTTATCAATGAGTGGTTTTGAGCTTTGGTTTTATCGTGGGTTAGTGGCTATTCTGGTGATAGTGGTTTGGTGGGCTATCCGGCGTTTTGCCACACAGGTTACCACTAAACTTGATCAGTTGATTGCCGCTATACAGGAGTTATCCGGTAAAAATATTGAGCACACAGAGCGGTTAAACCAGCTCACACAACAACAGACAGACCACACCAGCCGGCTTAATGATCATTCTAAACGAATCCGAAATCTTGAACTTAAAACAACCAATAATGCTAACGGAAAGAATAATTAAAAACTGGCTGACTACCATAGTTGGCTTGGCGTTTCTCTGTATTGCCGGAATACTATTTTATACCGGAAAGATTACTTCAGGTGAACTGATAACGTTTATTCCTTTTTGTTTGTCTCTAATATGGAGTAAAAACACACTGATCACCGACCTGTTTAAAGGAAATACCGTTAAGCTTATTGCTGTGGCAATATGTATCGGTATGCTTACCTCATGCATTACCCAGCGACGGTGTAATGAAAAATATCCACCCGAAACCAGCCAAAAGGATTCGGTTTATAGCGCTCACTACGAAACGATACATGATACTGCTATTCCAGTCGCTCCAGACAGCTCAATGATAAAAATGCTTGTAAGGTGCGATAGTCTTGGGCAGGCATATCTAAGCCAACTTATATCATACCAGGCTGGAAATAATATTTCTATTCCAAAGGTAACACTGAGCCATAATATTCTTACTGCTAATTGCAAAATTGATAGTATGGCTGTGTATGCTAAGCTTAAAGATAAATATGGTTTGGAAGTGAGATATAAAGAGCGAACTATAATTCAAAAAGTAAACGAACTAACCCCATTTCAAAAGTTTGCCATAAAAGCATTCTGGGTGTATACCTGTTTACTTATAGTTACAATTTTATTGTTTGTTATTAAATTCATATTAAAATGACGAAAACCAACAAAGATGTTCCTGAGAATCAAAATGAGACTCCGGAAGTTCAGAATACAACCGATTCGGCTCAGGAAGTCGCTCCTGTAGAACCAGAAAACGATGAGGCTAATCCGACCGATTCAACCATAAATCCTGAAGAAGGAAATGTTCCGAAAGCTAAACCTGAAGTAACAGAATCGGCAAATATGAAGCGGGCAAAGGAAATTTTTGCCACTTACCATTCCGATAAAGTTTTCTTTACCGAAGATGGGACCGCATTTCTGCAGGAACAACATGCGAGGATGCATGCCGAAAATCTTAAGAAACCAGGAATTGAAACCATAACCCGAAAGGAGACAGAATAATGTTACCACGAGTAAAAATATTATTTGCCAATGGTGCGTTGGGGCAGGTTGTCGCCAGCGCCGATGGTGTGTTTGGTATCCTTACCACCGGGGCACCGGTGGTTGGAACCTTTGAGCTTTTAAAAACCTACACGCTAAAATCATTGGCCGGATTAACGGCGCTTGGTATTACAGAAGTTAATAATCCAGGCATTTATAAATTAATTAGCCAGTATTATGCCGAAGCTGGCGACGGTGCAGAGGTTTGGCTGAAAGCCTATGCGGAAACCGAAAGTATGACGGTTATGATATCTGGTAAAACCGGAATGTTGGGGGCTAACGATTTTATTCAAAGTGCAAACGGTAGATTAAAAGGGCTGTTTGTTCATCGCACTCCTGGCACCGACTATGATCCGGATGGTGATGGTGGTATTGATCCAGACGTACTCACAGCTCTTGCCGCAGCTCAACTTACGGCACAGTGGAGTACCGACACATTAAAGGCTCCGATTTTTATAATCATCAGTGGATTGATGTATCTTGGTAATCCAAATGTGCTTACAGCGATAAATACTATGACAAATAATCGTTGTGGTGTAATGATAGGTGACACTAAAGTCGGTGGTGGTTGCGCCATTGGTTTACTTGCCGGCAGACTTGCACGCATTCCAATACAGCGAAATATTGGTCGGGTGAGAGATGGTTCAATTTTATCTGTTACCGACGCTTATCTGAAAAGTACCAGGGTGGAAAGCGCCGATCCGGAAGCATTGCACGATAAAGGGTATATTACCTTCCGTACTCACATAGGCCGGTCGGGCTATTTCTTTTCTGACGATCCGCTGGCTACGCTTCCTACCGATGATTATTGCCACCTTACGGCTCGCCGTACGATTGACAAGGCGTATCGCATCGGCTATGATGCAATTTTGAATTATTTGCTGGATGAAATTCCGGTAACCGACGAAGGTAAAGTAACAATAACGTTTGCAAAGTCGCTTGAAACGGTTGTGGAAAATGCGATAATCAATAATATGACCGCTAATGGAGAGTTGGGAAATGATCCGACAAACCAGAGTGATACCGGTGTAGAGTGCTGGATAAATACAGATCAGAATATTGTTTCTACCGGAAATCTAAAAGTTACTCTAAAGGTAAAACCGTATGGTTATGGTAGATTTATTGATGTGGAACTGGGTTTTAAAACAATAATAACTTCTTAAGGAGGATTAAATATGTTTGATTCAAGACAATATGAATTTGCTGACTTAACCCTTGAGCTTGGTGGCCGGATAATAACCGGATTCAGGGGTCTTAAATACGCTTCTAAGCAGGAAAAAGAAGCAGTCTATGGAAAAGGAAACCAACCCCTCCATATTCAGAAAGGGAATGTAAGCCACGAGGGCGAAATATCCATGTTACAAAGCGAGCTGGAGACTCTTCGCGCTCTTGGTGGTGGTAGTGTGCTGGGGCTTCATCTGGATGGCACCGCTGTTTATGGTAATCCATCCAATGGGGATGTGCCCATAGTTGACAAAATCCGCGGTATTGAGTTTACTGAAGATAGTAAAGAGATGAAACAAGGAGATAAGTTTATGGAAATAACACTTCCATTTATCTGCCTGAAAATTGAAAACCAAAAAGCATAACGGTTATGGAAAAATTGATTGGTGAAGTAAATAAGGAACAGATTGAAATCTGGAAAAAGAAACATGGAAAAGTGTTTGGTATTAAGGTTGGCGGGCATATTGGATATGTGCGTAAAGCCACCAGGGTGGAAGTAGCTTATTCGTCCACTATTGCTCAGACTAACCCGATAAAGTCGAACGAAGCCCTTTTAAAGTCGATCTGGCTTGGCGGTAGCGAGGCAATTAAAACTGATGATGAATTATTTTACGGCGCATCGGTGATTTTAGCCGAACTGGTTCAGGTGAAGGAGGCTGAACTTATAAATTTTTAGAAACTGTATCCGGAAAAATGCAGGCGAACTGGGTCGGTTATATTGATAACATGATGCGCTATCACCTTAATGTAGAACCGGACAATCTTACTGACGAGAAGTGGGCAGAAACAGTTAACCAACTTTCCGACATAAGACAAAGAGAAAGTAAACAACAAGGCGGGTAAACTATTCGCCTTTTTTTAAAAAAAAGAGATGGGGGACACGATAAACTATACGATTAATATCAACGGCAACATGGAAGCTGCCGTTGGTAAGTTAATTGTGTCGTCCAATAAAGCCGCTGATGGTTTTACCCGTTTAACGGATAAAATAAGCAAAATTGGCGCCCTGAGTTTTACGTTTAATAACATAAACTCTACGCTCCAAAACTTTTCGGCAAGCCTAGATAATGCCATTGTGCCGGGAAAATCCCTTAACACCTCCATGCTCGATCTGTCAGCCATCACAGGCGTTATTGGTGGTAAACTTAAGGAAATTGAAGGCTATGCCCGCAATACAGCTAAAACTTTTGGTGGCAGCGCAGCACAGGGTGTGGAAAGTTATAAGCTGGTGTTATCGCAATTATCTCCTGAAATTGCCAAGACTCCGGCGGCCTTGCGGTCGATGGGTAACTCTATTGCTACGCTCAGTAAAACGATGAAGGGCGATACGGTGGCAGCCACAGAAGTGCTTACCACTGCAATGAATCAATATCAGGTATCGCTTGCCGACCCGATAGCGGCTTCAAAGGTGATGGCCGACATGATGAATATAATGTCAGCCGCCGCCAAAGAGGGTTCTGCTGAATTACCTGCTCAAAAAGAAGCCTTAGAAAATAGCGGAATGGCAGCCAAAATGGCTAATGTTGCATTTGCCGAATTAAGCGCATCCATACAGGTATTGGATAAAGCGGGTAAAAAGGGCGCTGAAGGTGGGGTGGCTATCCGTAATGTGCTTGCCACTTTATCGGAAGGAAGGTTTTTGCCACGCGAAACAATCAAGGCATTAAAGAAGGCCGGTGTTAATATTAACGACTTGGGCGATAAGAGCCTTACGTTTTCACAAAGGCTGCAAAAACTACAGCCGGTGATGAATGATACGGCTTTAATAACAAAGCTCTTCGGTAAAGAAAACCAAAACGCCGCCCTTGCGCTCATTTCCGGAGTTCCGGAGATAGAAAGATATACCAAGGTAATTACCGGAACTAATTCTGCCAATGAACAGGCTCAGATTGTAATGAGTAGCTTTGCTGAGAAAATGAGCCGTTACCGTGCCCGCTGGGATGATTTAAAAATTTCCATTTTTCAGCACACACAAAACGCTATACCCGCCTTTAAAGCCGCCGTATTTACCGCTCAGGGGGCGGCTGCCGCGCTTACGATGGCCAACGCCTTCGGCACAATGTCGGAGGCCGCCTGGTTTATTGCCATTAAAGAACGAACCCGCGCCATGTGGAAGGCTATACCCGCCACCTGGGCGCTAATCTCCAGCGAAGGAACCTGGCTTGGCGTCTCTCTACTGGCTGTTATAGCCACAAAGGCTCTATCTAATGCAGTAACAGGACTCGGAAAAGCTATTTATAATATCCCGATCATTGGATGGATAGCTGCTGGCATTGCTTTACTGGTAGGGCTTTTTAAACTTTTATGGGATAAGAGCGAAAAGTTTCGCCAGATACTGTTTGGGGTTTGGGAAGCTACAAAGGCCGTATTCTATAATATTGGGGTGGTTATTTCTGCACTTTGGCAAGGAGTAATTAAGCCTGTATTTTCATTTATAGGGGACACTATAAAAACAGTAATCGGCGGTATTTGGATTGCTATAAAATGGGTGGGAAGCGGCATTGTTTCCGTATTTCAATCGATAGTTGATTTTTTTGCAACTGTTTGGGGAGGGATTACCAGTGTGTTTTCCGGTATTGCCGGATGGTTAAACGCCAATCTGCTACAACCTATTAAAGGAGTATTTGCCAGCCTTTGGGATTTTATAAGTAAGATATTGGATAATATCATTAACGCTCTGATGAAACCAATACGATGGATAAAATCGCTTTGGAATAAGATATTTCCAAAAAATCAATTTAAGGACATTGGCGAATCATATGCCAAAGGCGTTGTTAAAGGTTCCGAAAGCTGGGCAAAATCTCAAAAAGCAAAAAAAGAAGACGGTGTTGCGGCTGTGGCTGCCATAGTTCCAGCAGCAATAGCCGGACAAAAACCGGCAGGAAAAACACCACCCATTAACAATGGCGCCGGAAAAACAACTGAAGATATTTCTTCCGGAGGAAAACGGAGCACGTCCATCAATATTCAATTTAAGAATATGGTTGAAAAAATGGTTTTTGACGGAACATTGTCCGAAAAAAGAACCGATATGGAGCGTGAAGTTGCAAGTGTAATGGCAAGGATATTAGGAATGGCAAGATCAATAAGCTAAAGAAAATGGAAAATAATCACGTAATAGTTCCCGGATTTAATTTGCCGCCCTACTGGTTAAAAGGTAAGGTGGTAATTCTTAATTCATCGAATAATACCGTGTCGTTTGATGATACTACCCTAAAGGTTGTAAATCAGTTTCCACTCACATTAAAAGCTGATGATGTTGAATTTACATTTCCAACCGACCCATTTATTTCCACTTCCTTTAAAGATATTATAACCAGGCGTAGTGTTGCTAAAGGCAAAGCCCGCGGTACAGTTAAAGAGCACTGGACGGAAGATGATGTAGAGATAAGCATATTTGGGGTTTTTATTTCTTCTGATGGTAACTACCCTGTAGATATTATTAATAAATTACATGAGTTAAGAAGAAAAAAAACATCAATAAAGGTTTCCTGCGAATTACTTAATGAAATTGGAATAACGTATATGGTTATTGAAAGCTTTGATTTACCCTTTACAAAAGGAATAGAAAATCAAACTTACGAAATTAAAGCTTACTCGGATGATATATTTGACCTTTTAGAACCTCAAAAACCGTAGACCTGAAATGTTTGATATAAATTGGAAGATACAAATTGGAAATTATAAACTGCTAATGCTTGATAGCGCTACTATAACTAAATCGGTAGAGCAATTAAGTGACACGGCTGAAATTGTATTGCCTGGTGCTTGTTTTAATAAAGCTATTGAAGTTGAAGATAAAATTAAACGGGGAGACGTGGTAACTATTAAAGCGGCATATAATGCTCAAGATGATAGTGATTATAAACTTGAGTTTTCCGGATATCTTGAATCTATAACCACCGATGATGGCTCGTTAAAACTAATATGCGAGGATGGTATATTTAATTTTCGTAAGCCTATCGCTAATAAGGTGTTTAAAAAACCAGATGTTACTGATATTCTTAATTATATCTGTAAACAGATAGGCGGTTATACGCTTAGCTGCGATTATTCATTCAAATACGATAAGTATGTTATTCACAACACCACCGGTTATGATGTGTTGAAGGGAATACAGGAAGAAAGCAAGGCAAATATTTATCTGAAAGATAATGTATTACACGTGCATCCACAATACAAGGAGATCTTCGGCACAGCAGCCTACAGTTTTCAGCACAATATAGAAAAGAGTGAACTGGAATACCGGAATGAGGAAGATCGGCCCTTTGAGGTGAATGTGGAAGGAAAAGGAAAAGATGGAAAGATTATCCGTGTTACTGCAGGTAGAAAGGGTGGAGATTCTGAAACAATAAAACGGTATGGAATCAGTGATATTTCCTCGCTTACAAAAATCGCTGAGGAAGCTGTAAAAATTAAAAGCTATACCGGTTATTCCGGAAATTTTACCGGATGGCTCGTTCCATATTGTGATGCAGGTTATAAGGTAAGTATTGCTGACGAGGATTATGAATATAAGGATGGCAACTACTATGCTTTAAAGGTAGAAACAAAACTTAGTCAGGCAGGTGGCGAACGTACTATAACTCCGGGGGCAAAAATATGAGCGATAAAATACGGGAAATACGGAATCATATTAAAGAAATAGCCGGTAAAACTCCGGTACCGCTGTTTGTTGCTGAAGTTATCACTGTAGCCGATACTGATTGTATTGTAAAGGTTGGAAATGTAGCATTTCCGGACGTTCATTTTTTCTGCCAGGAAACCGAGGCTGGCAATTTACTTATTAAGCCACAGATCGGAAGTATGGTAATGGTGGCAGATTTGAGCGGTGGAGGATTACGCGATCTGCACATTATTAAAACTGACAAGGTAGATGTTATAATCTTCGGAAAAGGTGATCATACAACTGCTTTTGCAGACGTGTTGAAAAAGGAGTTAAAGAAGTTTTCAAAACGTCTGGATGATGTAATAAATGCGCTGAATCAAGCCAGCCCCGACAGCAGCGCTGGGACATTTAGCTCATCATTAAAACCGCTTCTTGCAAAAATTATAGACAAGGAAGATTTTTCAGGTATCGAAAACGACAAAATAAAACACTCGGCATAATGGGAAAATATTACGACATAATGCTTGACGAGGATTATGATTTAGCTGTAGCTAATGGCGATTTTGTGGCCGGTGAATGCCTGAATCAGCAACAAGCCCTACTGTTGATGGCTGTGCCGGGAGATTATAAGCAATATCCTACCACAGGCGTTGGGTTGTCGGTACTTGATGAAAATGAAACCGAGGTGAAACAAGAAATCCGGGTTCAATTTAAAAAAGACGGTTTAGTGATAAAGCAGTTAAAAAAGGTAGACGGCAATCTGGTAATTGTGGCAGATCATGAAAGTTAAAAGCATAATAATACAGCCCGGTCAAAATCTCTTTGACGTTGCCGTGCAGGAGTACAGCAGTGTGGAAGGGGTTTTTCTTGTAATGCTGGCTAATACCGACAAGATAAAAAGCATTACTGATGACCTGGTTCCGGGAATGTCGCTTACTATATGGCCGATTAAGGTGGTTCAGGAGATTGTAGCTCAAGAGGAATCTTTGTCCAGCTACTTGCCTGTTTTAATGCAGTGGGCTGCCGCGATCGGTAGCCAGGCTGGTGGCGGTACCAACGGTGGTACTATAAATGACGCCGATTATGTTCACACCACCGGTGATGAAATAATTGCAGGTATTAAAACCTACCTGCAGGAATTAAAAGTAAATCAGATTGAGGAGGCTGGAAATGAAGGAATAGACATTGAAGGATTTAATGTAGATGACGGTGTTATCGACCTTGGAACCTTCTAATTTTAAAATATAAACCAAAAACAACCCAAAAAACTTTGAAATATGGCAACAATTAAAATCAAACGCGGCTTAGCCGCAAACCTTCCCTCGACGGGATTAAACCCTGGTGAATTTCTTTTTGCTACGGATACCGGCGATTTGTACATCTGTCAAACCGCGACAGTAAAAATCCTCTTAGGTAAATACAGCGACTTGAGTAATTATCTGCTGAAAAGCGACAACCTTGCGGGGTTAAGCGATCA